GAAACCCAAACGGGCGGAAGAAAACACCAAAGGAGATCAAGGAGGCCCTTGAAAAACTGACACCTGCCGCCTTGGCAACTTATAAGAGGGTACTGGAGAACCCGGAGGCTCCGTGGAAGGATAAGATCCGCGTGGCACAGGATATTCTTGACCGGGTACTTGGGAAACCACAGCAATCTGTCTCGCTGGATGATATCGACAGCAGAATCCGCATAACCATTGGCGGAGGGGACGAGTATGCAGATTGATCACACTTTCAAAGGAGATCATTTATGGAAAATTGGAAAGAGATTGATGGTACTGACGGACGTCTGTTTGTAAGCGATCAGGGACGAGTGAAGTCCTTACTGAGAGACGGGAAGATTCTTAAGGCGACGCCGGACAAGAAAGGGTATCTCAGATTAAGAGTGACTATCGACAGGAGAAAATATTCTTTCAAGGTACACAGACTTGTGGCAATAGCTTTCGTGGAAAACCCAGGTGGAAAACCACAGGTGAATCATATAAACGGGGATAAGACAGACAACAGGGCCTGCAATCTTGAATGGGTATCGAACGCGGAGAACGCCCGGCATGCGATCAGAACAGGACTTTGGGAAACCGTTATAGAGGGAAGCCGCCGCGAGAACAACCGAAGGAAACGTAAGATTGTCGGGATATCTCCGGATGGGGAGGAAAAGCAATTCCAGAGTATAGGTGATGCTGAAAGGTATTTGAACTCTCGACACATAACTGATGTGCTGAAAGGGAAAAGGCAGCATGTGAAGTATTGGAAGTTCAAATACATTGGAGAGGAGGTGATCGCATGAATATAGCGCTTGGAGTGCCGAATGAAAAACAGATCCTGTTCTTGAAGGATAAGCATAAGCATGTGGCATTCGGTGGAGCGCGAGGTTAGGTGGGGGGAAGAGCTTCGCAGTTAGGATGAAAGCTATCCTTCTTGCCGCAAAGCATGACGGGATCAAGATAATGATCATCCGCAAAACCTATCCAGAGCTTCTTGCGAATCACATCCGCCCGTTAAAGGAAATACTGCGTACCGGAATAATTGGGAATGCGATCAGATATAACGACTCTCGGAAGGAAATAACATTCCCAAACGGAAGCATGATTCTTTTTGGATACTGCAATTCCGAGCCTGACGTTGACAGATATCAGGGAACAGAGGTCGATGTCCTTTTTATAGACGAGGCAACGCAGCTCTCCGAGGAACAGATAAAGAAACTTACCGCATGCGTCCGAGGCGTAAATGATTTCCCGAAAAGGATCTACTATACCTGCAATCCAGGCGGGAAAGGGCATGCCTATATAAAGCGCATCTTTATCGACAGGGATTACATTGGCGGAGAACGACCGGAAGACTACAGCTTTATCCAGTCCAAGGTATACGACAACACAGCAATGATGACCGCTTACCCGGAATATGTCCATGAGCTTGAGTCCCTTCCGGAAGCGCTGCGGAAGGCGTGGCTGGAAGGAGACTGGAATGCATTCGTAGGCCAGGTCTTCGCAGAGTGGCGGAACGATCCGCAGCATTACCAGGATCGAAGATGGACCCACGTCATCGATGATTTCCACCTGGACGAGTCCTGCAAGATCTTTCGTGGGTTCGACTTCGGATACTCTAAACCTTTTGCGGTGGTATGGATCGCCATTGATTACTACGGGCGGATGTTCCTTTTCAAGGAATACTATGGCTGCACCAGGCAGGCCGATACCGGTGTGCAGATGGAGCCGCGAGAGATCGCCAGGAGAATCCGGGAAATCGAGAATACGGACCCGTTCCTAAAAGGGAAGACGATCCGTGGGATCGCGGACCCTGCGATATGGCAGAACACGACCGGAGAAAGCATCAGCGACATGATGATGAGAGAGGGCGTGTATTTCTCAAAGGGAGACCATACACGACTCGCCGGTCTTATGCAGTTACACTATAGATTCGCTTTTGATTCGATGGGCATTCCGATGCTATACGTCTTCAAGTCCTGCACCAACGTGATCCGGACGCTGCCTGTCCTCATTTACGATGAGAAACATCCAGAGGACGTGGACACCACGATGGAAGACCATCTCTATGATGCAATTCGCTATGTCTGTATGGAGAATCCGATGAATCCGAAACCAGTGGAAGCAGAGACTCCGCCAGCAGAGGACCCGCTCAACATCTGGGCAGACGCACACAAATACATGTAAGGAGGAAATATGCCAGACATTGTAACCACAGCAGACCTTGTTGGAACGATGCCGGCCTCTGAGGCACAAGCGATAACTGTCCCGAGCAGACATATCGGTGAAGCGGAGCTTAAAGCGGCCCAGGGACGACTTGAGAGATATAAAGAGGGCAAGGCCAATTACGACGCGAGAGTGATCGAAAATGAAGACTGGTGGAAGCTCAGACATTGGAGGAACTTCCATCACAAGCTCCCGGTAGTGGAGAACAAGGAACAGAACTATAACAGCAAGCCTGTCAGCGCCTGGCTGTTCAACAGCATCATGAACAAGCATGCTGATGCAATGGACAATTTCCCGGAGCCTGCGGTCCTTCCGAGGGCGCGTGATGATGAGGAAGCAGCAAAGCAATTGTCAAGTATCCTTCCGGTCATCATGGAGAACTGCGGCTTTGAAGCCACTTACAACTCCGTCTGGTGGGATAAGCTGAAGAATGGATGCGGAATATACGGGATCTTTTATAATCCAACGCTGGAGAAGGGGCTGGGGGATGTAGATATCCGCCCAATCGATGTGCTGAACTTCTATTGGGAACCTGGTGTTCAGGATATCCAGGATTCGAAGGACATCTTTCTTCAGACATTGAGGGACAATGATCAGCTTGAGGCAGAACATCCGGAACTCCGTGGGAAGCTGCGAGAAAGCGGACTTACGCAGAAACAGTACCACTATGACGATCATGTTGATACTTCCCACAAGTCCATCGTCGTGGACTGGTACTACAAGGTCAATCACGGCAACGGAGACATTCTGCATTACGTCCAGTATGTGGATGATGTGATCCTTTATGCGTCTGAGGATGATCCTAAGTATGCAGAAACCGGATTCTACAGCCACGGCAAATATCCTTTCGTTGTGGACGTTCTTTTTGAGGAAAAAGGGACGCCGGCAGGGTTTGGATATATCGACGTCATGCGGTCCCCACAGGAGTTTATCGACCGGCTTGACGGTGCGATCTTTGACAATGCGATGTGGGCTGCAAAACCACGCTATTTCATCAAAGACAGCGCAAGCATCAATGCGAAAGAGTTCCTGGACACCAACAAGCAGTTGGTATCTGTTGCAGGCATGAATCTGTCGGACGACAATATCAGACCGATCGAGGCCAAGGAATTGTCAGGGAACGCGCTTGCAGTCTTACAGGCAAAGATCGACGAACTGAAGGAGACTTCCGGGAACAGAGATTTCAGCCAGGGTTCAACTACCGCCGGTGTGACGGCAGCGTCCGCAATTTCCGCCTTGATTGAGGCTGGCTCGAAGGGATCGAGGGACATGATCAAGGGAGCGTACCGCGCTTATACCGAGATCTGTAATTTCGTGATCGAGCTTATCCGCCAGTTCTATGATGAGCCGAGGACGTTCCGAATCACTGGAGATAACGGTGCCACGGAATTCATGGATTTTAACAATGCAGGAATGCAGGCGCAGGAATATACGGAGCTTGGCGTGTCCTATGTCACGAAGGAACCGGTCTTTGACATCAAGGTAAAGGCCCAGCGGAGCAACCCGTACAGCAGGATGAGCCAGAACGAGCTTGCGCTGCAGTTCTATCAGCTTGGCATGTTCAATCCCCAGATGGCAGACCAGGCAATGGCGACCATCGATATGATGGACTTTGAAGGGAAGGAAAAAGTCAAGGATACGATCCGGGACAATGGGACACTGTTTGAACAGCTCCAGCAAATGACACAGACGGCAACGCAGCTTGCCCAGGTCCTGGCGGAAACTACCGGAGAGACAAGGCCACTTGAGGCATTGCAGATGCAGACAGGAGCAGCACCGGAACCGCAGATGTCTGCACCGGCGGAGCCGAAGGAGTCGATGGCAGAGAAAACAGCGCGGAAAGCACAGGAGGCGACAGCAGTCAGATGATCAAAGTCAGCATTCACAGGGACGAGATGATGGCGCAGTTTGTGGTTAATGGACATGCGAGGTACGCGGAGCCGGGCCAGGATATCGTCTGCGCTGCGGTAAGCACGATCACGCATCTGCTTGCGAGTATGGCAGAGGCATGGAGAGAGTCTGTGCCGACCATGCGGAATTTGGT